GTCCACCCGCGTGATGGTGATATTGGCCCCGCCGTTCTCGGTCTGCACCATCTGCGGGCGCACCGCGATGCCGCCGGCGCCGGCGCTGCTCACCCGCCACTCGCGCGAATTGAGCGGCGAGCCGCGCACCGCGATGCGGTCGCCCACCGCCAGCACGCCCAGCTGGTTGCCTGTGTCCGCGATGGTGCTGGCCGACGCAAAGCTGATGCCGGTGCCCTTCACCGTGGCGCCGCCGGGGTCGCGCTCAATGACCCCGCCGGTGCGGCGGGTGCTGTTGCCAGCGGCGCCGAGCGGCTGGGTCTGGCGGGTGCGGGTGCTCATGGCTTGGCGTCCTTGCTACAGCAGGTTGGCGAAAAGATCGGCGAGGCGAAGCCGCACAGCCACATCGTGGTCGCGGTCGGCGCGGTGCTCGCGCGGGTGACGGCGCTGACCAGCGCGCCGTTCGCGTACAGGTTGAAGCTGGCGCCGCCGCCGCCCGAACCGCCGGACGCACCGGGGTTGTAGGAGCCGCCGACCCCCCCGGCAGCGAGCGCCTTTTTTGCCCCGCACTCGCCCGCGCGGTCGAGCATGGCCTGTAGCTGCGCGTCGGTCATGCAATTAGTTCCGTCGCCCGTGCCGCCGTCAGCAGGCCAGCGCCGACCAGCACCGCCAGCCCTGCCGCCACGTCGGCGTTGTCAAGCTGCACCTCGCCGGCGGATGCCAGGTCGTCCATCCAGACCTGTAGCGCGTCGTTCGTGCGGCCGGCTTTGGTGATGGCAACGCGCTCGGCCTGGGTAAACCGGCGGCGGAACTCCAACGACGTAACGGTGCGAGGGCCAACGGGGGGGAGCGGAGGCATGAACAGCGCCCCGTTCCAGCGCCAGCCCGACAGGACATTCGAATTGGGTGCCGGCTTCACCCGGTCCAGAGCGCACAGGTCCGGCCAGTCGGCGGCCGAGCCTTCGAGGATGGTGATAACCAAGCCGTCTTCGGATACGAACGCAAAGCGTGCCATGCTACCACTCCAATCTTGATGTCCAAGCCATTAACCTGATTATAAGACAGGCCAACGCAGAGGGTTTTTGGTGTAAATCACCATTCGAGGACGTAACAGACGCCCGGCGCACCGTTGCCACCATTGCCGCCGACACGGGCATTGTTGCTATCACCAGCACCGCCGCCACCGCCGCCGGCACCGAAGCCGCCACCAGCACCGCCCGCGCCACCGTTGGCCGCCGAGCCGGAACCGCCGCCGCCGCCGCCTTGCCCGTAGCCTTGACCGCCAAGGCTCATTGACACGTACGAGTTGCCACTACCACCAGAGCCAGCCGTGGCAACGGCCCCTCCTTCGGCAGAGGATGCAACGTTGTTGACGATCACAAAGCCGCCGGCAGCGCCCGCAGCAGCAGTCCCCGTGTTAAACCCACCACCAGAGGCCCCGCCCGACGCACCGAGCGCGACGTTACCGGAGCTAAACGCTGCGCCCGTCGTGCCCGTGCCTCCGCCGCCGGAGCCCTGCATCCCCCCGAGGGTCAGCTGAGGGGTGGCCCCGGCGGCGCCGAACCCCCCACTTGCTCCAAAGGGAGGGCCAGACCCGCCACCCGCGTTGGTGCCGAAGTTGCCGTTTACCCCTGTTTGGTGCGACGCACCGCCGCCGCCACTTGCACTCCCCAGCACCCCAGGCGCCCCACCGCCACCGCCGCCGGCATATGCCAGCGTGCCGAAGCTCGACACCCCGCCGCTCGCGCCCTGGCCCGCAATCGTACCGCCGCTCGGCGTTACGCCAGATTGCCCGCCCGCCGCCGTTGCGCCGACAATGACGGTCACGCTGGCCGGCACGTCAGATGCGCGGAAAAGCATGTAGTTGCTGCCCGCAGCGCCACCGCCGCCACCACCGGAACCCGACCCGGCCGCGTAGGTGCCGCCGAACCCGCCAGCCCCGCCGGAGCCAATGACGATGACCTGCACGTGCTTGGCATAGGGGTCTTTCGTCCAGGTGCCGCTGGCGGTGTACACGGTCACCTTGCGCGCGCCGGCCAGGCGCATGGCCTCCCAGCTGCTGAATGGAATGCTCATCACCGCCCCCTATTCGTAGTCGCGCGCCAGCAGCGTGACCGTGCGGGCCCCGCCCTGGTTGACCGCGGCCGCGTTGGTGCCGGACTGCAATTTGATCCATTCGTGCCCGCGCAGCGCGCCCAGCGGCACAGCGATGCGCCGGCTGGCCGCCACGGTCAGCGTCATCTCCACCCCCAGCGCGTCGACCACCGGCAGGTAGGTGCCCGCCTCGGTTTCGCTGGCGGCGAAGGACAGGCCGGCGGCCGTCCAGGTGCCGGGCATCACGATCGCCTCCACGTGCAGCCCGTTCAGGCGCAGTGCCTGCGAAAGGCTCGCGCCGTTGGCGATACTGAAGTCGAGCGTGCGGGTGCGAACTGCCGCCATGTGGTCAATCTCCTGCTGCGGTGCTGTAGGGGTCCCACGCCGGCGAGGTGCGCGGCAGGGTGGCGGTGCGGGCGCGGTCCTCGCCGCGGCGGGCGCGGATCTCCACATCCTCGCCGCCGGCGCTCATCGCGTATTGCAGCGCGTCATGAACGTGACTCTCGCGGGTCTTGTCGGCCTCCTCGCTGAAGCGGCCGTGCGCGCCCTGGATGGCGCGGAAGCGGTAGCCGGCGTTGAAGCCGCTGCGCAGCACCCGGCAGGCGGGCGCCAGCAGAAAGCCGACCTGCCCGTCGATCAGCCGGCCCAGCGGCACGCGCACCGCCTCCCACCTGGCTGTCGGCTTGTTGGTCGGCGCCGGGTCGATGCGGATGCCCGCCTGGGCGGCAACGATCTCCGACCAATCCTTGTCGCCCTGGGTGCGGTCGGCGCCATACAGCGCGGAGGGGTCGCACACGCCGCGGATGGTTGCCGCGTTCGGAAACCGCTCGCGCAGTTGCTGGGCCAGCAGGCCGCCGAACCGGGTGGGGCCGGTGCCGGGGTCGCTCACCAGTTCGTCGAGAATGTGCCACCGGCCGGAGGGCATGCGCTGGCAGAACGCCGCGGCCGGCGAGCCGCCGGCATCCAGCCCCACGATCAGCGGCAGCCCCGGCACCAGCGCCAGCGGCGCGCCGGCCACGTGCAGCAGGTCGTTGAACTCGGTGCCGTAGATCGGCTTCCCCGCCCGGCTGAAACCGGGCAAATTGTGCACCATGCGCTTCACGTAGCCGGGATCGTCGGCGTTCAGCGCCACCTGGCGCGCGTAATAGGCGCGGCCGCCGTCGAGATTGGCCAGGTTCTCGGCCCCCGCCTCCAGCCCGCCGGGCTGGCGGAACAGCGCGATGCCGGCGGCCTGGCGCTCCTGCGGCGTGGCCAGGAACACCTTGTCGTAGAGCCAACTGTCGATCACCGGGGCGTTGCAGTCGGCGATGATGCCGCGCCAGGTGGGGCCGCCCTCGTCCATGGAGGGATACCGGCCGACGCGGCCCGATGCGTATTTCAGCACCTCGGCCGACAGGGTATCCAATTCGTTGAGGTAGAACGCGGTCACCTCGTAGCCGCGCAGCACGTCCTCCACCGCCTGGTCTCCCAGCGCCACGAAGTCCACGCGGAACTCGACCAGCGAGCCATCGGCCAGGGCGAAGTCGATGCTGTGGGTGGCCGGCGCGCCCTCGGCGCCGACGAAGGTGCCCACGGTGCGCGGGAACCGGCTGAACCAGCTCTGCATCGTGCTGCGCCACAGCTGGCGGTAGGTGTCGCGCACCACGCACAGCTTGAACCGCCGCACCGGCACGCGCCTGCCCCCCGGCCCGATCGCCGTGTCGCGGGTGGAGGGCGCCTGGCGCTGCGCCCGCCGCACCGCCTTCATCATCGCGGTGATGGTCTTGCCCGACCCGACCGGCCCGTTGAGCAGCTCAACGAACGCATCGGCCTGCATGAAGGCGCTGGCCACCGGTCCGGGTGTTCGCCACACGAGGTTGACCGAGCCGCTCACCCCCCGCGCCCCTTGCCCGTGGGTGGATGAGTGTTCACGCCAGAATTCCGGGCCGAGGGGTAAACCACGCTGGCAGGGGCGTGGTGTCGCAGGCGTGGGCCGAAAACCGCCCCCCCCCCCTCGCGCGGCGCCGGCGCGGGCAGGCGAGGTGCGGGCGCGGGCATGGGCGGCACGGGTGGCGCGGCCTGCTGATCCGCAATCAGTTGCCCGGCCGGCGGATAGGCGAGCAATGCCAATGCCTTGGCCGCATCGTCAGACTGCCCGCTGTCAGACTGCACCACGACGGCATCGACAACCTGTTGATATTGCTCACTGTCCTCGCCGCCATCCACGATCGTCAGATGCACCACCTGGCGCGCGCTCACGTCCACCGAGATCGCCTTGCGCTGGTGCAGGTAGGGCAGCACCACGGCCGCCGCCAGCCGCCGCTCCTCGAACGCCTTCTCCAGGCTCAACCCGGCCGCCATCAGCTCGTCCACGCCCATCGTGGCCACCGCCACCTGATGCAGCAGCGGATCGCCGAACCGCTCGATCACCAGCCGCGCCGCCTCCTCCAGCCGCTTGTTCCGCGCTCCCAGAGGCCGCCCGCCCCGCCGCTCCCGCAGCGCCTGCCCCGCCACCGTCACCGGCAGCCCGATCAGCTCATGCTGCACCGGCAGCGCCTCAGCCACCCGATCCTCCGCCGCCTCGGCCAACGCCCTATTCATCGGTTTCCACCCGGCTGCTACGCTGCCGCCCTCCCGTAGCGGCTCCGTAGCGCCTGCGTAGCGCCGAAGTCCGTAGACCAGTGCTGGATATTTCCATATCTGCTACGCTGCTACGCTCTCTCTCCCTCCCCATACGCACGCTCGCGTATATGCACATACGAGGCTCCCCGGCCGTAGCAGCGTAGCGCATGGCTCTTTCCCCAGCGATATCAACGGGATAAGCGCTACCCTGGCCGCTACGCAGCCGTGACGCTGCTACGCATGCGTTCAGCGCATGGCCCGCACCGCCCACCGCCCGCACCAGCCCGCGCGCAGTCCTTGCGAGCAACCGAGGGGCCGGGGCGAAGTCATGGCAAGTATTCACGGCCGCGCCCGGGGTCATGCGTCCACACCCGCCGACTGGTTCAGCGCCACCCCATAGGGCACCAGCACCACGCGGGATTGCAGCCCCTCGAAGCGCAGCGATGCCTCCCGCGGCATGGCGCCAGGTGCCCGCAACAGCGTCTGTCGCCAGCCGCCGGACGTGCCGGAGCGGCCAGCCCATATGGTCCGGTCATACACGCGCGCCAGCCCGTTGTGCTGGTTGGCGATCGCCAGCCACCGCACCCGCCGGCGCTTGGTCTGGTCCAGCTCCTCCACCAGCCGCAGCCCATAGCTGGCCAGGGCCTTCTGCGCGCTCTCGTTGCTGGCGTCCGGGGCGCCCTCGCCGGCAGACTGGGCCAGCAGCGCGCCCAAGGTCATCCGGTCGCCACCGCGCCACGCATCGGCCGGCGCGGTCAGCATGTGGTCGAGGCATCGGCGCCAGTCGGCCACGTCGTCGGCGCGCAGGTCGCCCAGCAGCTCGCGCACGGCTGCGGCGACATCTGCCAGCATCTCGTGGTCGGGTGCGGCGTTATGCAGCGCCAGGTCGGCGCAGGCTAGCAGCGTGCCATATTGATCCTGGCCGCGCGCATCCAGGCCTGCATGCGCTTCCAGCTCGGCGCGCCACGTCGTCAACCGGTCCTCCAGCTGCGGCCAGCCATCCTGCATCCGGCGCAGCATCTGCTGGCCCAGCCGGTGCAGCCGTGTATCGCTCCAATTCGGCGCCCGCGCACCCTCGCGCAGCGCCAGCAGCTCCAGCACCGCGATGCGGCTGCGATCCTGGCTGCGCAGCGGCGGCACATTGATCGAGCTGGCCAACATCGGCGAGCGGTTGACGAATGCCGTGCCCTTGTGGTCCGCGCCGCCGCGCAGGCTGGTGGAACCGGATGAGCCCTGGCGCATCAGCTCCAGCACCTTGCCCACCTTGTCGCCGCCGTCGTCCTGCGCCTCCAGCTCGTCCAGCATCACCGGCAGCGCCTTGCTCATCAGAGCCTGCCGAATGCCCGCCGCCGTCGTGTCGCCCGTGGCGATCGCGCCCGCCGGCCCGAACAGCGCGGTGATCGTCTCCAGCAGCGTCGACTTCCCGGTGCCGCGGTCGCCGGTCGGCCACAGCATCGGCCGCCACTTCAGCGCCCCGCCGAGAAATCCAGCACAGATCCAGCCCAGCACCAGGCGCGGCGCGATGGCGTGGTGCTTCCAGTTCCACGTCTCCAGTAGCTCCAGCAGCTGCGCCGCGGGGCCGGTCGCGCCTTCAGGCTGCGGCGCAGGGTCGGGCCCCAGCAGCCGGGCCGACGCGGGATACACGCGACCGTCGATCTCGCCCCAGCCATGCTCTACGCCATCAACCTGCACCCGGTCGCCCAGGTGCAGCATCAGCTGTCCATCGCGCCCGCGCCAAGCACCGGCGCCACGTACGCTGTCAATCTCGTTCCATATGCCGCGTTCGGCGGCGGCCTTGAATAGGTCGGCGCGCGCCAGCTCGGCACGGAACCCGGTAATGTCGCCGTCCTTGCCGTGCCGCGGCCAGTGGTCCCACAGGTAGCGGTTGTGCGGCGCGAACAGCCCCTCCAAGTTGCCCTGCCCATGCGCCTGGCCGGACAGCTCCATCAGGATGCCGGAACCCGACAGATACACCGCAGTGGGCGTCTTGCTGTCGGCCATGCCCAGCGGTCGCACCGGGCAATTGTCGGGCAGGGGCGCGGCGATGTTCGTGGTGTCGCCGCGAACCTCCGGCGCATTGCGCAGCCGCTCGGCGGCGCGGGATTTGCGGGCGCCGCTCAACGGGTCACCTGGGCCAGCACGGCGGCGGCGATCGGGTGGAACGGCGGCAGCGGCTCGGCGCCGGCCTCCTCGCGCGACCAGGCCGCCGGGGTTTCGCATGCCGGCGCCTGCACCTTCTCGGCGCCCAGCACCTCGCCCCGCTTGATAGCCGCCCACCGGCTGCATCCCACCCGTCGGGCGATGCGGTCCCAGGTCGCGCCGGCGGCGCGCATGTCGCGCACCGCCTGGTCGAGCTCGGCTGTCCAATCACGCGCGATTGGCATTTGACGCCTCCTGTTGATGGGCGGCGCGCTCGGCCTGCAGCTGGTCATTCCAGTCCTTGTGCGGCGCGTCCGGCAGCACAGCCCGCACGCGCGCACCCTGCGACAGCAGATGCCGCAGCGCCTTGGGCAATATCTCGGCCGCCTTGCTGTGCGCCGGGTCCCGGTCGGCGCACACCACCACGTCGCGCACCTGCTCGGGCAGCCGCAGCCGCGCCAGGTTGCTCAGGCTGACCGCGGCAGCCACCCGCCATTCCGGCACCAGCGCCGCCACGGACAGCGCGGTTTCGATGCCCTCGGCGAACGCCACCGTTTCGCCCGCCCGCATCTCGCGCCAGGCGCGCCCGCTGGCGCCACGGCTCAGCCGTACGAACCCGCCGGCGTAGCTGCCCAACGTCATCTTCGGCTCGCGGAGGCTGGCCTTGCGCCAGGCATTCGGCTGTCGATGATCGGGCACCGGCTCAATCCAGGTGCGATGCGTGGCCACGTGCCGGCCGGCCGTGTCGCCGATCGCCGCCACCATCGCCGGCAGCTTCATCCCTGCCTCGCGGCAGTAGCATTCGGCCAGGTAGCGCAGTGCTGCCGGCGGCCGGCCGATATCGCGGAGCTCGATGCCGCGGCCAAACAGATAGGCTTCCACCGGCGTGCCGGCGATCGGCACCCCGCGCAGCCATAGCGCCACCGCCTGGCGCCGCTTTTTCTCACCCTCGGCCGCCGCCTGTTCATCGGCCTGCTCGGTGCGGGTCTGCGCCTCGCGCCGCGCGGTGGCCAGCGCCGCCGGGTCGCCGGTCTCCAGCCCCAGCCACCGCCGCGCCCAGCGCAGCGCCTCGCGCTTGTCGCCGCGGAACAGCACCTGGGCAACCAGGTCGAGCGCATCGCCCGTCTCCCCGGTGGAGAAGTCGCACCATACGCCGGCCTTGGCGCCAGTCATGTGCACGGCCAGCGACTGGCCAGGATCGCCGGCGAGCGAACCGCAGCGCCATTCGTGCCCGTCACGTCGGCCGGCGCGCAGCAGCTCGGGCGCCAGGGTCTGGATGCGGCTCGCCAGCAACGACGCCACCTGGTCGATGGCAATCAGGCCGGGCCGGGGTGCCGGATCGGTCATAGGTCGTAGCCGGTCCAGGTGGCGTGCGACTTGCGGCAGGTCTCGCAGCGGCGCACGAATCGGGACGGCGCCAGAAACGCCGAGCAGCACGCCACGCAGCGGCGCGTGACCTCCTCGGGTCGCGGCAGCGTGGCGTGGTGCAGCTGGGCCTGCGACGGCGGCGACGACGGCTTCGCCCCCACGGCGGCCTGTTCGGCCCGGATCACCCGGCGCAACTGACACAGCCGATAGACTGTCGCGGCGTAGCTGTGGCCCACCTGACGGGCCAACGCGCGCACGTGGCCACGCAGGCCTCCCGCGGCGAGGGCCGCGCGCAGCCGGTCATCTTCGGCGACGGTCCAGGGCCGCGGCCGGTCGTGGCCGCTGCCGTAGTGTGGGGCGGTTGCGGTGGACAGGCTCACTGGCTGCCGCCCTGCGCCTGGCGCGTCAGCGTTTCGATCTCGCGCGGGCTCAGCCGCAGTGATCCCAGCACGTGCTCCAGCGCGATGCCGACGGCCAGCAACTCGCGCCCGCGCACCAGTTGCGCCGACGGCGGCCCCTCCAAAGAAACGGCCGGCGCAGGATCTGCGCCCACGCCGGCCGCCGCGCCCAGCTCGTCGCGGAAGTCTAAGGAGGAAACATCGTCACACGTCGGCACGGCTTGCCCCGATGCCGGCGCCGGCGCGCTCGGGGCCACACACGTGTCCGGGGAAGTAACCAGTCCCCCGGCGCCAGTCTCGTCGGCCATCGCCTCGGCCGGCCGCTCCCGCGGGAACAGCTTGTAGTAATCAGCCCACGACCAATTATAGCGCCGCTTCATTTGCGCACGCGCTGGTGCGCCTGCCGCAACGCCTCGTGCCACCAGCGCACCCGCTCGCCGAGCCAGCCCCGGCACCAGGCCACCCGCACCACGCCCAGCCGCAGCTCCGGCACCGGGCCGCCGGTAACACCGGGCCGGCACCAGCCGACATGCAACAGGATGGTCCAGCCCTTCATGATCCTTGCGCCTCGCCGCGCCGCCGCTGCACCTCGGCCAATATCTCGGCTGCCAGTTCGTCGCACTCGGCCATCAGGGTCAGCAGCGTGTCGCCGGTCGGCGCGCATTGCCCGCGCAACCAGTGCTCCGCGGTGCGCGGCGACACGCCGGCGAGCCGCGCCAGTCTCTTCTCCGCATGGCGCAGCACACCGAAATGTCGCCGCAGAAATCCGCCCACGAGATCGGGGTAGGCTACTGATTGCGACATATCATCATCCCCGCGATTGTTTTGCGACTTCCGCCCGCTACTCTTTCGCATGCGCCTTCCCCCATTCTGTTGCTGCGAGGCGACAGGGATGAAGGGATTGAATGTGCGGGAGGCGAGACGTTTGCAGACGACTCGGCTTCCATGCCTATGGTGCGGACTTCCGAACGAAAGGGGTACCGCCGCGCCGCTGACAGCATTACGCCGCCTCCTGCACGGGCTGGGGTGTGGCCAAGGCCGGCCATATTGTTTCGGGTGGCACGTTCAGCGCCCGCGCCACCGCCGGAACATGACGCGGCGGCACTTGGCCGCGCGCACCCCACATTGTCACGGTGGTGCGCTTCAGCCCCAGCTGCTTCGCTGCCGCCGCCGCGCCGCCCAGCCTCGCGATGATTTCCGATACCTGCATGTGGCCAAGTTGGCCTCGCACACCGTTGCATGTCAACTCCCATGACGTTCAATAGCCGCGCGTCGGTGGCGTGACTTGGTGCCGCGCCGCGCCGATGGTCCGGCCATGCCGAAGAAGCCGCCCGCATCGGAACTGGATCGCATGGCCGGCCTGCGCCTGCGTGCCGTGCGTGAGGCGTGGGACCCCGCCGGCGTCATCAAGCAGGAGAGCTTTGCCGCGAAGCTCGGTGTCACCCGCACGGCGCTTGCGAATTGGGAGGCGGGCAAGCTGCCGGATGTCAGGGCCATGGTGCGGCTTTATGACTGGCTCGGCATCCCGCTGGAGTGGGTCTTCCTCGGCCAGCTTCGGCACGTCGAATATGAATTGGCCGATCGCCTGCAGCAGGCATCTGCCCGGCTTGGTGCCGCCGTAGGTGGGCCGACCGTCGAATGGTCCATGGCTGTCGAACGGAAGCCTGGGGCCGCCGGTCACCGCGTCCCCGGGCATGTCACGGTGCGACGGCGGCGAGTGACGTTGCACGAGCACGATCAAGACGGGTCGCCGCAGTGAGAACGCTTGCCTCGGAATTGCATGACGGGGCGCGTTTGTTCTTTTCGATTGCTTTAGGAATTGGCGCGGGTGCGCTTCTCCGCTTGATGTTGGGTCGCTCCGACCATGGCTGGCGGGTGGCCGCTGTCATCGCCATTGGGCTTGCGGTCACGGTCGGCGCCGGCACGCTGATGCACGCCTATCCCTGACTGCCGCCGCCGTTGCTGTTTCAGGTCATGGGAGTTGACTAAGGGTCACGTCCTGTGACACCTTCCTACCATCGCAATCGAGTGATGGAGGACAGACATGAGTGCATCTCCCCGAACCAGCTACGCCGGTCAGGCGCGCGTGCTGGTGGAAAGTCTAGCCCTGGCAGCGCGGCATGGCGCGGTGGGCGGCACCACGGTGCTGGCCGCTACCGGCCGCCTGGCGCAGCTGCTGGGCCTGCTGGCTCAATACGAAACCTGGGCCGATGACGCGGCCAACGACGCA